AATTTTGATGGTAATAGAAATATATTAATTGATCCTTCTTGCAAAAACCTTATTAATAGTTTAACGAAACAAATGTATAAAGAAGGTACGAATCAACCTGAGAAAAGTGGACATGACCATATGACAGACGCATTAGGCTACGCAATAGAATACATCTTCCCAATCTCAAGTAATCTACCACCTTCACAACCTAAGAGATTTAGCTAATGGCATATTCAAGAGATCAAATTTTAGAACAGAACAAAGACTACTCAAACTATTCTCCAAGATGGGAATACTACATAAGATCATTCTTAGGTGGACAGGAATACAAAGACGGAAAATACTTACAAGAATATCAATTAGAACTTGAGAACGAATACTACAGAAGAATACAAAACACTCCAGTAGATAACCATTGTAGAAACATTGTTAATATTTATTCTTCATTCCTATTTAGAATTAAACCAGTTAGAGAACTAGGTGGCTTAGAGGACGATAAGACTGTTCCTATGTTCTTAGATGATGCTGACTTAGAAGGTAGATCATACACAGCTTTACTTAGAGAACTACAAACTTATGCTTCTGTATATGGAAACTGTTGGGCTATTTTAGATAAGCCAAACTCTAATGCTAAAACAAGAGCAGAAGAATTAAACCAAGAGATCAGACCTTATATTAATATTGTTACTCCTGAGAATGTTATTGATTGGAATTACTCAAGAGCAAGTTCAGGTAAATATTATTTAGACTATTTAAAAGTTAGAGAGAACATTGGTACTGAAGAAACTACTTACAGAATTTGGTACACAGACAGAATTGATACTGTTGTGATGAAAACTAAAGGTACTAACGATCCTAAGTTGGTAGAGTCTATTCCTAATAATCTAGGTGTTATTCCAGCAGTTGTTTTATACAATCAAAGAAGTCCTATGAGAGCAATAGGAATATCTGATCTAACAGACATAGCTGACTTACAAAGATCAATCTATAATGAGTTGTCTGAGATAGAACAATTAATCCGATTGGCAAACCACCCATCATTAGTTAAGACTAGAGATGTTGATGCGTCTGCTGGTGCTGGTGCGATTATTGAAATGACTGACAATCTTGATCCAGCTTTAAAACCTTATCTACTACAACCTTCAGGACAAAATTTAGATGGTGTTATTAAAACGATTAATGAAAAGGTTGAAGCAATCAATAGACTATCTCATGTTGGTGCTGTTAGAAATACAGGAACAAGAGTTGTATCAGGTGTAGCACTAAGAACTGAATTCCAATTACTTAATGCAAGACTAGCTGAAAAAGCAAACCTTATGCAATTAGCTGAAGAACAGATTTGGAGATTGTACGCATTGTGGCAAGATAAAGTCTTTGATGGCAAAATTATGTACCCTGAGTCTTTTGATCTTAGAGATTGGGCAACTGACTTAGAAGTATTACAACAAGCTAAAGCAAGTATGATTAAGTCTGAAACTTTTACAAAAGAATTAGACAAACAAATAGCTAGAACAGTAATTGAAGATGATGATACATTATCTCAAATTGACGAAGAAATAGATCAATCAAATACAAGGCTTGGAGAGTTCCCTCAGACACCGATAGAAACTCCAACAGTTTAATATGGCTAAAGACCTACTGGAAAAGTTAGGAGATTATAGACAGGTCAGAGTTACTGACTTATCTGATACTCAAGTGGAACGATTACAAAAGTCCTTACAAGAGTTAGAGAACTTAGTTATTGCAGAAGCAAGTAAGATTGACCCTAAGAGAGGTAGTTTAAAATTAAGAACTACAATAGCTTTACAACTTAGACCTAAACTTAAACAACTTATTGAACAAACTTATTTAACAACAGTACAAACTAATATAGCTGAGTATGATAAGTCTGCTAGTTGGTTGTTAGCTACCTTTAAAGAATATCCTATCCCTAAAGAGTTCAAAGAGATTACTGAATTGGATTTAACTACTATTCAACAATTAAAACGAGGTGCATATTTACCCTTTGAAGATTTAGGTAATGAGTTTGCAAATGAATTAGCACAAGAAGTTTATAACTCTACACTTACTGGAACACCTACCGATCAAATGATTTCTAATTTAAGAGGTAAGATTAATGGAGTCTATCAATCTAGCAATGATGAAGAAGCACAAGAGTTAGTAGATTTTATAACTAATAATCCTGATAAGACTGAAGAAGTTAAGACTGCTAGTGAAAGATTAAATACTATTTATGGAAGAGATAGATTAGGTAATAACTTTAGAAGATACGCAACACAACTAGTTCAAGATTCATTAATGGGATTTGATGGACAATTTGCCAAGTATAGAGCAGACGAATTAGGATTAACATCTTACAAATACACAGGAACTATTATAAGAGATAGCAGACCTTTTTGTAGAACTCATGTTAATAGAGTATATACTGAAGAACGAATAAGAGAAATTTGGAGTAGCCAAGTGTGGAAGGGTAAATCACAAGGCGATCCATTTATTGTCAGAGGTGGTTATAATTGCCGACACCATTGGCAACCTACAAGTCCTGATTGGGTAGATTCAGAAGGAAACTACAAATTAGATTGACAAACTCGGTAATTAAAATTAAGGAGTAAAACATGGACGAGAACAATAACTCGGTAGAGCAAACACAAGCTACTGAAAATAATGTGGAAACAAAACCTGAAGTTTCTAAGGAAACTGAAAGTAAAGTTGAATCTAAAGCATTTACTGAAGATCAAGTAGAAGCAATAGTTCAAAGAAGATTAGACAGATATAAAAAGACTGTATCATCTAAACTTGATGGACTTGATTTAGAAGAAGCGAAAAAGCTTTTAGAAGAAAAGAAACATAAGGAACAAGAACTTGCTTTACAAAGAGGCGAATTTGATAAGGTGTTGAAAGATACTGTATCAAAAAAAGATACTAAAATATCTGCTTTGGAATCTGAGTTACAGAAGATTAGAATTGATGAAACATTAGTCAATACTGCTTCGGTACTTAAAGCGATTAATCCTAATGAAGTGAAATCTTTATTAAGACAATCCGTTAAGTTAAATGACTCAGGTAGTGTTGAGGTAGTTTCTGAAAATGGAACTCCAAGATACAATGAAAAAGGCGACCTAATGACTGTAAATGATTTAGTTGCTGAGTATCTAAATAACAATCCGCATCATTTGAATGCTACCCCTAGTGGCAGTGGTTCAAAGAGTGGGATTGGTGGCGATACACTTAAGCCGTTTAATATAGCTGATTTGGATTTGAACAAAGCAGAAGATCGTAAGATTTATGCAGAACACAAAAGACAAAGAGAGAGTGGTGGGTTGAAGGCAAACTTAATAATTAACAACTAACCATAAAGGAAATAATAACATGGCAAACGAAACAACCAGTTCTACACTAGCAGAACTATATACTGATGTAATACAAGAAGCGATTTTCACTTTTCAAGAAACTTCTGTAATGCGTCCGCTAGTAACAACATACGCAATCAACGGACAAGGTAAAACTGTTCAAGTACCAGTATATGGAGCAATTTCTGCTTCTGCTGTTGCTGAAGGAACTGACCTTGCAAACACAGCAGTTGATCCAACAGCAGTAGATATTACTGCGTCTGAGATCGGTGTTATGACTACACTAACTGACTTGGGTAGAGATTCTGCTTCAAGAAATGTTGGTGCTGACATTGGTAAATTATTCGGAGATGGATTAGCTAAAAAAGTTGATTCAGACTTAGCTGGTTTATTTACTTCATTTTCTACTGATGTAGGAAGTGCTGGAACTGAACTAACTCCTGAACTTTTATTCAAAGCACAAGCAACTCTAAGAGCATTGAACATACCAGCACCTTACTACGCTGTATTCAATCCTCTAGCTTGTTTTAACTTGAAGAAAGTTTTAACTAACGCTGGATACAACACAAGTGCAAATGCAATTTCTGATGTAGGAAACCAAGCAATGAGAGATGGCTTTGTTGGCAGAGTAGCTGGTATTGATGTTTATGAAAACGCAAACCTAGCTATTGATGGCGATGATGACTCAGTTGGTGCAGTATTCCACCCAGCTTCTATCGGTTTAGCTATGAAATCTGATCTTAAAATTGAAACTCAAAGAGATGCTTCAATTAGAGGAACTGAGATCGTAGCTTCTATGACAGTTGGACAAGGGATTGTTAAAAACAATTACGGAGTTAAAGTAACTGTAGACTCAGCATTATAATATTAATGCTAATAATGGTGGGGAGTAATCCCCACCTTCTACTAACAAGGATTTTATCATGGCAAATTTTTCAACTGACGCAGATTTAACTTTTTATCAGCCTGACATACTAGAGTTTGGCATAGCAAGTTTTACAAGTCCTAACGATTATCATGCACAAGCAAGAGATGATATTGAAAGAGATTTAAGAAACAAATGGTGGGGTATTTATGTCAATAATACTCAAAGAGATATTACAACATTAACTACTATTGAAATGGACGGAAGTAAGCTAACAGATGCACAATGGAAAAGATGTTCTGTATTCAGAGTGATAGGCTTTTATGCTACTCTGAGATTAACTAAGTTTAATAGTGATGACAACAAAGATAGGTTTCAAGTAATGTTAGACTATTACCAAAAAGCTTATTATGCAGAATTTTCTGAGGTACTTAGAGATGGTGTTGAATATGATGATAATAATGATTCTATTATATCCAATGCTGAGAAAGAACCTTACGAAAGACTCAGACTAATCAGATGAAGATTACTCCCAAAATTGATGATCGTAAATTAAGAAGAAAATTAGATCAGCAAATAAGAGAAAACCCTAGACAAATACAAATAGCATTAGGAAGAACTGCTGAATTTCTAATGGGTGTTATTAAGACAAGAACTCAAAGAGGTAAAGATGCAGATGGTAGAAGCTTTAAACCATATACACCTGAGTACAAAGCATTTAGGCGAGAAGAAGGCAAACAAGTATCATTTCCTGACCTTAATTTTAAAGGAAATATGCTATCTAACATGACACAAAAATCTACTTCTAAAGAAGCTATATTATTCTTTGCTAGTAAAAGGGAAAACCTTAAAGCTGTTGGCAATCAAAAGAAAAGAACTTTTTTTGCTGTTGGGGATAGAGAAGGCAAGACATTAATCAATTTATTTGCTAAAGAATTTAAAAAGGTATCTAAACTAATATGAGCATAAGAGAAAATATAGCTGGAAACATTATTACTGTATTAAGTGCAGTATCATCTCCTATTACTTTAAAAAAAGTAACTAGAGAACCTTTTGATGTAGATGAATTATCTGAACAACAATATCCAGCAGTATTTGTTCAATCAGGAAACGAAACAAGATCAGACGAAACTATGACTTCCACAAGTGTTACAAGACAAGGTGTTGCAGACTTTGTTATTGTAGGATTTGTTAAAGGAACAGACACCAATATTGACACAAAAAGAAATCAACTAATTTCAACGATTGAAACTGCACTAGAATCTGATAGAACACGAGGTGGACAAGCAAAGATCACTCAAGTCGTGGAAGTTTCTACAGACGAAGGTACTTTGTTTCCTATCGGTGGAATACGAGTAGTAGTAAGAGTCATGTACACTTATACTGCTGGTACACCTTAACATTAACAACGGAGAACAACATGGCAACACATACAGGATCAGAAGGAACGATCAAAGTTGGCTCAGATACAGTCGGAGAACTTAGATCATTTTCTTTAGAAACTACTGCTGAAACTATTGAAGATACTTCAATGGGAGATTCAAGCAGAACATACAAAACTGGACTGAAAGCATTTTCAGGATCAGCTTCTGTATTTTGGGACGAAGCAGACACAGGACAAATAGCTTTAGTAGTTGGTACTGAAGTAACATTAAATTTATATCCTGAAGGTGCAACAACTGGAGATAAATACTTCACAGGTAGTGCAATTATAATTGGTAAAACTGTAAATTCATCTTTTGATGGAATGGTTGAAATGGAACTATCATTTCAAGGATCAGGTGCATTAACAGAAACAACAGTATAATATAAGGAAGGCTAGACATGAGTGTAATAGATAGAGTTAAAGAACATTTTGAATCACAAGGGGTTAAGAAAATTAATGTTGCCGAGTGGGGCGAGGAAGGACAACCTCTAGTGATTTATTCAAAACCATTTACTTTAGCAGAAAAAAGAAATCTGTTTAAAGGTGCTAAGAATGA